TCGGTAGACCCGCCAGAATAGGCGGTGCTTTGCGCGTCGATCAGATTGCCGGAGGTTGTCGTGATCCCGGCAGTGGTGACGGACGCAACACTTGATCCACGAACGCCGACAGCTTGAACTTTTGCACAGGCCATCTACGCGCCCTTAACAATCGAAGCGCTCGTAGTGAGTCCTGGCCCTTTTTGAACGCGAACCGCTACCCGACTTAAGGTTGTGTCTGGCAGGGGGTCAGAGAACGCCACGCCAACTTCCCAAAACAAGGCTGGTGAACCGTCTCTTGCCTTTCCCTGCTCAACAACCCGCGCCGAAACTTCTTGCCACGGCGATTTTTGGTCTAGTTGATATTGGAGCGCGATTTCTAATTCTGTGCCGGGAGGGTAACCAGTCGCATCTATACGAGCATCAAGTGACCTCGGGCCCGTGGTAATCGCTACGGGCGCGGACAAAGTTTCATCGGCGGCAAAAATCTGACGCGGAATGACCTCAGTAACTACTGCCGTCGTATTGGCGTCGGCCGAATCGAGCGCCATTTCTGCGATCAATCTTCCGTGATGGTGGAGCCGGACGCGATCACAGGAGCAGCGCTGACCGCGATCGTGATGGGGGACGAAAGGGCGCCGCTATAGAGCAGTTTCGTCGAGCCCGAGGACGCGACACCGATCGAGGCGTGCGTCGCCGCTGCGCCGGGGGACGCGGTGCAGGTGCCGAATGTGATATTTGCGTTCGGGCTGACGGAGTTTGCCGTGATCGTCCAGCCGCCAGACGTGCGGGCCACCGCCACGCGGGCGTAGCCGGTGTAGGCGCACTCGCTAGTGGCCTGGGTGCCAGCTTCGCCAGGGTCGGCGGTATGCAGCGCGACATAGAGGTTTGTCAGCGGCGAGCTCGCGGCGTTATCCGCGATATTGGCAATCGCTGTTGCGTTGAAAATCAACTTCAACAGGTCATTTTCGAAGGTGTCACCCTTGCTCATACGTACTCCTAGAATCAGCGAATAAAGGAAGAGGAAGCGCCCACAACGAGCGGCCCGGCGCCAACGCGGCGCTTCAGATTGGTTTTGGAAAGCTTCGCCAGCGCTTCGTCGCGCCCGGCTTTCCATTTGCGGACGGTGTCTTCGTCGTCGACATACGCGGCCGCCTGCATCAGCGACCCGTAAAGATAGAGGTTCGGGTATTTTTGCAGGAGCCAGTTCACGCCAGCAGAGAGCGGGCTGAACTTGTAGTAGGTCATTTCCAGCGTGCCGCTCGAAACCCAGCGCGCGGGGCAAATGAAAATTTGGCCGGCTTTGATCGTGTACGCCTTCGGCGTCCCGCTCGTTTGCGTGGTTGCGTCCAGCACGGCGGCTTGTGCCGGCGTGACATACTTCAGCGGCGTATCGGCGACGCCAGTAACGCCCGTAAGCTTCAAGTCCACCATATCCAGGTAGCCGTTCGGGAGGGCGACGTTGGCGGTGGTGACAGGGGCCGTGTCGACCTCCTGCATTTCCTCGGTGCGGTTTTCGGGGTCGATCGTGAAATCAGCCTCGAACAACGTGATGAAGTCGTCCGCACGCGCAGCGAGAGCCGTATCGCCGGTGCGGTACAGCCATTCCGCGATCGCGGTCTTCAAGTCTGTGAGATTAGCGAGCGACACCGTTGCTCACTCCAATGCAGCCAGGGGCGGTGCGCAGATAGGCCCAATCCGGGTCGTTAAGTTTGCGGGCGAGAGCGTCTTGCTGCTCGCCGGAATAAATGTCGATGCCCTCTTCGAGCCACTTGCCGACAATGACGTTGGGGATGCGTGCATAAAGGCGGTAGTCGCCGCCCATGCGATAGCCGCGACGGGTATCGTTGTGAAACATGTCGCGGTTGCCGTCGAGAATATGGCCGACTTCCTGGCGGGTGCGGATAATCGCGCTTCCGTCAGCGGCGAACTCAATGTCCGTCACACTGCCGTCGTCGCGAGCACTCAAAGGGCGCCAAGTCATGCGATACCTCGGGAGAAAAAGGTGGGGGCGCCCGCAGGCACCCCCGAGTAGGACCTGCCGATTAGGTCAGGTCGGCAACGATGCCGTGGGCGGCTTCGTTGTTCACTTCCAGGGTCCACTCGACAAGCAGCTGGCGCTTGTCGGCGTCGCCGGTCTTCGCCAGCGGCCAGTTGCGCATCGAGCGCAGGAAGGCGATATGGACGAACTTCGGGCTGATAATCAGCGCCGAGCGGTTACGCTGGAACAGGTTCGGCACGACCGACAGGGCGCCAAAGTCCGACACGTAGACGTCGGCCGCAGAAATGATCTGCACCATGTCTTTCGACTTGGTGTTGATGACATTGCGGTTGGACGCCAGGCCGGTGAAGCCCGAGAAGACCTGCTTCTGCAAGGTGCCGAGCGACAGGATGGACGGCTTCGCGCCGGCGCCATACATGCTCGCCAGGACGGTCTTCAGCAACGTTTCGGTGAACGCGCGCTGCGTGCCATCGGTCGGCGCGGCGACCACACCAGCCGAGAAGCCACCGGAAGCACCGGAGGCGCCGCGGGACACGTTGGTCGTCAGCCAGCTCTCGAAGCTGCCCGACAGCCCGGCGAGGGTGCCGTTGTCGGCACGGGAGGCGCCGTTGGTCACGGCCTGCACTTCCAGGTCGCGCTTCAGTTCCAGGCCCTTCAACAGGACTTGGTACGCCATTTCGTTGGCACGGCCGGCGGTGTCCACAGCTTGCAAGCCGCCGGAAACGATGGCGGTCTTGGTCATGATCTGCGTGCGATTGCCGACGCGGACAGTGGGCGTGGTGGACGCAGCAGCAGCGTCAGCGCCGTCAAGCGCGGCGTTGGAAGCAGCGGCGCCGGCAGCGGCGAGGGTCTGAATCTGCCACTCGTGGTACTTCGCGCTGGCCTTGGTCTTACCGGCCGCCGTGAAGAAAGGGGTATCGGTCGGGTCGATACGGGAAATGGTATCCGACATGTCTTCGCGAATACCGACGGCCGAAACCGCGGTATACGTACCTGCAACAGGCATTATGCACTCCTAGGGATTACTCGAACATCAGACCGAGCGCATCTTCGATGGCGCCGGTTTTGGTCAGTTTGTCGAGCTGTGAACGACGGGTGTTCTCTTTCGCGGTTTGCCGCGGGGTCGCGTCTTGCGTCCCTGGTTTCACCACACGCGGAGGATCGCGTTTGATCGCGGCGGCAACTTTCGCCTGTGCGCGATCGTAGAGCATCGCCTTTTGGGCGAGCTGGTAGATAACGGGGTCGATCGTGGAGCGAGCCGTCGCTTCATCGACACGATAGGTTTTGACCACGTAATCTTGCAGTTCCGTACTTTCTCGGCGGGCAACTTCCGCCTCCTTCCAGCTCGGAAACACTTCGATAAGTGCGTCCTTCGCTCTGGTGAGAAGTTCGGTCTGTGCTTTCTGCTCGGCCTTGGTGACTTCCTGTTGGGCGGCAGCGCGAGTGTTGGCGGTCGATTGCAGGGCCTTCAACTTCGCGTCGAAGACGGAGTAGCGGGCGGGGTCGCTCTGTGACAGGGCGACAACGTCGGCTTCCGACTTGATTTCCGGGAACTCACGAGCCAAGTCAGCAAGGTCGCGATTGACGATGCTGTCGACTTGTGAAGCCAGTCCCTTCAACCGGATGACTTCAGCTTCAGCCGCTTTTACGTGCTCGGCCGAGCTGTTTTGAGCGGTGCGAAGCGCCTTAGTGAGGTCCTGTTCGCGGCGAGAAATTGCTTCCTGCGCCTTGCGTGAGAGGGCCTTCCACTCAGCTTTCTCTTCGGTGCTCCACGACGTCGGGGGCTCGATGGGAGGGAGTGCATCGTCCCCCTGGTCGGCTTGTCCGTCAGTCGCCTCCCCCTGGTCGGCAGGGGTATCTTGTTCGCCGGCGTTATCGCCGGTGGGTTCGTTCTGCGCCGCTTCGGCGCGATTATTCTCGTCTTCGTCGGGCGCGTCGGCGCCATCAGTTTGGGCGTTGGTGCCCGCGGGCGCGGCCGCAGCAGCTTCAGCGGCAGAGGGGGCAGCGGGGGCGTTCTCCGCGCCAGGCTGCACGAGCATGAAGGAAAGAGCGCTGTCGAGCGATAGCGGTGTACCGGGGTCAGACATTGGTGGCCTTGGTTTGGGGGATCAGGCCAAAGAACTTCTTCGGAGCCGGAGCCTTGTTGCGAATTGCTTCGAGCTGCTGTTCGGCGACTTTGCCGTTGCTGACGTGACTGCGCAGGCGTTTTTCAACCTGTGTCAGGATCGTCGTTGCAGCCCAAATTTTTTCCCTGCCTGCCGTGTCGCGTGGATCAGAGTTCGACCACGCCTCGATGTACCCCTTCTTCAAATCCTCGAAAGCTTCCCCGACCAGCTTCAACTCCTGTTGCGCGGCTATCCCCTTCGCCTGCGCCAGCGCCAGCTTGTCTTCGTTCGTCAAACGTCACCTACGCCTTGTTTGGCGGACTGCGCCGCCTGGTTACGGTCAATCTGCATCTGGTTTTCGGCCTTGGCGTTTTCGAGAGCGATCTTGGCCTTGGTCCGCATGACTTCCATTTCGGTGTCGTGCTGGAATTTCATCCGGTCGAGCACTTGCTTGTGCGCGAAGTCGTCCTGCTCGCGCTGACGTTGCGCGACCAGCTTCATCTGCTCGACTTGCATGTCGAACTCGGCCTTCGCCTTGTCGGCCGCGATACTCGCCTGTGTCTGCTGCTGCGTCGCTTGCGCCTTCGCATTGGCCTCAACCATGCGTGGGTCGGGAGGCTTCGGCGCGTTCGGATCAAACGGTTTCGGCTGGCTGAAATACGGGTCGACGCTCTTGAGGCCGCCCAGCTTCACCATCTGCGCCAGGGTGTTGTAGACGTTCTGGTAAGTGACCAGCTCGCCTTCGCCGCCCTGCTGCTGCAAGGCTTCCTTCTGAATCGTGAGCATCTGCGCGAAGAAGCCGAGCATCTGCTGCTTGCCGATACCGCCCAAGGGCAGCTCGACCGTCATGTGGTTGCGGGTCTTCCACTCGCGCGGATTCACCGTGACCCATTTTTTGTTGATCGGGAAGCTCGACTGCTCTTCCTGGTATTCTTGCAGCATCCCGTGGAGGCCGCGGAACATGTCGACCACGATCGTTTCGGCGATGATGCGCGTCATCAGCTTTACGCGCATTTCCGCGGCGTCCATGATGCGCGAGACGGCGCCCGTGCGGGCGTGGTTCATGCTGTCAATGTCCAGGCCGGTGTTGGCCTTGGAGACGCCGGTGCGGCCCTCTTTGATCCCGTCCATGTATTCGATGATCGGGACGGTCCAACCGCCGATGGATTGCGTCGGCAACTGGTTGAGGCCGCCGGGCATTTTTGTGCGAACGATGCCGCCCACGCGGTTGTTGAGCAAGTCGTCGATCGTGTTTTCGCTCGCATGCGTCTCGGAAACTTCGACGCGCTGGTTGTTCGCGAAATAGGCGTTGTTCAAGGTGGCGCGGAGCAGCGCGGTCTTGATTTGCTGAATATCAACCGCCAAGTCGGCCAGGGCACGGCCGAAGTGACGATGCGGCATGATGATCGCGGTGCCGGAAGCGACATTCCAAGCCGACAGTTCTTCAATGTCGACAATGTCGTAGCCAGTGCCGACCGTAGTGATCTTGTATTTGCGGACCACCTTGTCAGCTTCGAGGGCTAAGCGGATATAATGCTCCGCAATCTCGATCATCTTCATGTCGCCGTTCGCCTCGTCGGCGTTCGGCTGATGCTCTGGCGAATCTTGGACCGTCTGGCGGGCCGCGGCTTCGTAATTGTCGGCGCTGACCACTACCGCGGGGGACTTGCGGATCACCTGCTCCTTTTCCGGGAACATGGCGATCGCGTCCGCCATCGGCTTGCGCTGGATGTGCGCGAAGTAGCTGGTATCGGGGCGGATGCCGGCCGCGCTCTTCGAAATCAGAAACTCTTCCGGCGGGAAGCAGGCGATACGCGGCTTGCGTACCGTGCGACGCACCTCAGTCACAGCGTTGTAGTACTTCGCCGGCTGGTTGGCCGCGGGATCAACGTCTGTATACTCTTCCAGGTCGATAACTTCGACCTCGGTATCGGCCAGGAGCAGGCCGAGAGCATCTTCCGTCAAACCCTTGTAGCACTCGCGCTGGCGGTCCTCCGACTTCTCCATCCACCACTTGACGTAAGCGTTCTTGGAGAGAAGCACGTCCTTCACGACATTGTGCATCGTGAGGAAGCCCTGGTTCTGCTGGAAGAACACATGGCGGACGTAAGCAGTTTCTTGTTTCGCGGCGGCGTCGTCGCCTTCGCCAACAGGGTCGAACTCGACAATCTCGTTGGTGCTGGTCAGCGCGTCCAGGATGATCGGCAGGACGCCTTCGATCACGTCTTGAACGTCCGTCGATACCGCGGAGCTCTCGCCGTCCGGGGCCGGCATGTCTTTCGACATGTCGCCCATGTAGTATTCCATCGCACGGATGCGCTGGTCGGAAAGGTCGCTCGATTGCTCGGCGCCGAGGCTGTTGGAACGCTCGGATTGCAGGATCGACTTAATCTTGCCGTCGCTCAAAACGGGCTTGATGGGCTTCATGCGACGCCGAGCTTCCTGTAGTTCAGCTGGCGGTTGAACCCTGTCGCTACACGGCGGCCGTCAGCCACAATGCCGGTGCGGAAGGCGTCGGCCGCGTGAGAAGTCCAGTCGTGCAACGGGTGATCCTTGAACATTTTGGCTTTGTCGTCGTACGCGCGGCGGTATTGGCTAAGTGCCTTCACGCCGGCTTCGCATTTCGCGCTGTCGAACCAGAAAAGCGGGAGAACCTGGCGAACGGCCTGGATACCGTCGTCGGGGCGCAACTTCGGCGCCACATCCATCCGCAGCCCGAGGGCCGCGAGCATTTCTAGCCGGCTTTTGCCAGTGCCGAGCTCACGAACGGTAAGGTCGAACGGTCCAACGTGGCGCGAATACGCATAGGGTTTGTTGAAGAGAGCGCGAGCATAGTACTCAAGGCCCTGGCCCGAAGCTTCGAGGTAGTCGATCGCGCGCCATTCCTGGCCGACGCGCTGGATAAACCAAATAGCGGTGCTGTCGCCAATGCCAAGGTCCCACCAAGTTTCAACTGGAACAGCTGGATCGTATGGGACATGCTTGAGGCGGCCTTCCTTTTCGATTTTCTCGAACAGGTCGCCGTAGTAGGCGCCCCGCATGGCCGCTTCGAAGGAGCAGTAATACTCCTGGCGGATCATGTCTTCGTCCATGCCGCTGTCGCGCTCTTCCTGAATGTCCTGCGGCGTCAGGATGCCGGTGTCGTCTACAGTCAGCAGGCTCGCGTACCAGGACCCGTCCTTGTCTTGCAGCCGCTTGGCGGTCTGATACAGGTCGTAGCCGTGGTTCTTTCCGCGCGGCGTGTAAATGTATGCCTGCCAGCCGCCGTTCTCTTTCATGATCGGCCGCAGGAAGTCGCGCGCGGCGGGGTTGGCGATCGAGAACTCGGAATATACGACGCCGACGGGGTTGGAGCCGACGAGGCTGTTATAGTTGTCGCTTCCGACCAGCTGCCAGACGGAGCCGCATTTGAGCTCGATCGTCATGGTCTGTTTGTCGATACCGGAGCGGACCTCCGGCGGGAAGACTTGGTCGATAATGCGTCGGCCTTCGCGGTCGATTCCGTTCCAGACCGCTTTCCGCGCCTGCTCGGCCTCGGGAAGCATGTGCCAGTAGACGCCTTTGCGCTGATGCGCCGCCACAGCTGTAAAATTCAGCATGAGGCTGTCTTTGCCGGAGCGCCGGTGCCAGACGCCGACCGCGTTCTTGCCGCCCTTTTCCAGAAAATCCCACATGGGGCGCTGGTACGGGCGGGGCCGCCAGCCGTTCGGCAGCTCGATCGGCATAAATCAGGGCAGGAAGGCGACGATGCCGGTGGCGGTGGTGCCTGTAGCGTTGATGCGCTTGAAGGCGACGGGGTAGATGAATCCGACCGGACAGGCGGTGAATAGGACTGTAGCCCCGGACAGCGTAACGATGGTCACGTTGCCGGCGACACCGACCACAAAGCCGGTGGCGGCCTTCGTCAGGTCAATGGTGTCGCTCGGGGTGACGGCAACAGCGTCGTTCGGGTATTGGTCGTTGGTCAACATTAGGCGGAAGCCTCGAGCTCGGCGGCGGTCGCGGCCGGCTTGTGTTCGGCGACCAGCTCTTTCAGGTCCAGCCAGAGGGCGTGAGCCGTGCCGATAATGTCGTGCTCGTATTTGGCCAGGATCGCCATGACCTTGTCGATCACGGCGGGCTCGGGCGCCGGCTCAACAGCGGCGGGGAGTGCGGGGTTACTCATACGGCGTCTCCAAATCGGCGAATGACGATCATCTGAGCGCCGTCGCCTGCTTCAATTTCGGTTGCGGGTTTGCCAAAACCCCATGCCAACAAGTCGTTGGCGGCAGAACGGGCTTCCTTTTTGTCCGACCCGCCTAATGCTTCCACCAGGACCGCGATAGCAGCCTCGGCGTGCTCTTGCGCTCGCGCACGCATGGCCCTCTTGAGGGCCGTCCTGGTGGGCTCCGTCGCCTCGACGGGCGGGAGAATCTCGCCCTGGACGACTGGAATAGTGGCAGACGACTTGCTTTCGCTAACGCCGCCCGCCTTGTCGGAGCTGGCGTCTACAAGGACAGCTTCCGAGGATTTTTGTTGCGCGGCGACTTCTGCGGCGCCGGCAGCTAAATTCTTCGCGCGCTCCGCGGCTTCGCGGGCGGCGCGTTTCTTCGGTGATCCGGGCACGACAGCCTAGTTTACCTTCTGGTCCCCGTTGGTCTGCGCCAGGTAGTCCGCGACGTGGCGTATCGTCTGCTGGCCGTGTGGGAACCAGCCGTCCGCCCCGTAAGTGTTCAGGTGCTCGTGGGCCTCGATGTGCTTGAGGTCCGCATCCCGGATAGCCTTGACGCCGCCCATCGCGATAAGCTGAAGGGCGTTGCCATAGGCCATCGAGATAATCTCGCCGGCCTTGACCTGCTTGCCGCCCACGTCCACGTCGATCGCCATGAGGGCGTCGCACATGAGCGTCGGAACCATCAACTTCAGCCCGCCAGTCATGCGGCCTGCGCGAGCTCGACGGTTCCCGGGATCGCAGCTGGCAAGGCTTCTGCCACGGCAGCTTCGCGGCGCTCAAAGACGCGACGGCGCATTTCTATGCGTGTGCGTATCACTTCGCGGTAGAACTCGGTGCGTTTCGAGGCGTTGAGCTCGAAGGTGTATTCTCGTTCGTAATAGGCGAGGCGCCCGGCCAGGTTCGCGTCGTTCATTCGGCGCAGGTCCGAGAAGCGGACGTCTCGGGTCAGGAAGTGTTTGTCTTCGCTGGTGAAACTGTCTTGTTCGTCGAGCTTTTTTAGGAGGTCTTCAAGTTCTGGAACCGAAACGGTGTGTGGGTGCATCTATTGTTACTAGACCACAGGACCAACTAGGTGTCAACACCTAGTCGAGATTTTCTTTTGCGGCGGCGGGCGCACGGGGGGAGGTAGCGGCATTTGACCCCCGGGAGGGGTTGGCGGGGGCGGGGTGTGTGGCATGGTGTCACGGTAAACCATTGATCTTATTATTTTATTTCGGTGTGCGCGGGTTCGGACCCGACCACCAGGGTCCTCCCATCTGGTACCATCAAAATCCCCCCGGCCCGGGGGTGTCCTAGGCTACGGAGGGTGGCATGGTAGGGGTCCCCCGGAGCACTTGGGGGGCGAGCGCTCCGGGGGCACGGCAGGCACGGGAGGGGGAGTCGTGCCTATCTGTGTGCGTGTGGGCGGCCAGCGTTGGCGGCGCCTATGACCAGGCCAAGCCCGATAAGGCCCAAGCCTACGAGTGTTCCGATTGCAGCGATCCAATTCAGAGTGTCCATGTGGTCCGTCCGTTATTGGTGTTTGTGTGTATGTGTTTCGGTGTGCGGAATGTTGCATGACACCTAGTAACGGGCAATGCGGCGGGTTGTCACACCTAGTAACACCTACAAGCCAGCGGTGGTGTTGAGGGCCGAAGCTGGCCGGTGAGAGCCGCAGCGCTCGTAGGCTGGCCGCGACAGATCGCGATTGGGTTTGCGGTTGGGTTTTCGGTAGGGACGGGTCCGGCCCTACCCCTCGCCAACGCGCACGCACGCGCACGCGCGCGGATAGAATGTCATGCGCCTAGATCAAGGGGAGGGCGCTGGGATAGCCTCATGAGGGCCTAGGGCGCTATGTTGTCGTTCAACACAGTAGGCGCCAACCTGGCTCTTCATGGCTGCTTGCAAGAGCTCTGCTGCATGGGCGCAAGCCTGGCGATCCTCAAAGTCGTGCATCTGCACTGAGGGGTAGGCGCCCAATATCACGACGAACAACACCCACATTTGCGCACCCCTCAATTATGGCAAGCCTGCCTTATTGTAGCAGGGTCCGCCCTATAGCGCGATCATGCGAGCGTGCCGACAGGCATAAGCGCAGCTTGATATATAGCGCAAGCTATATAGAACGCTTGTCCGCGAAAAACACCAGCAATATCAAGGCGCTATCGCGGACAGAGGCTTGTCCGCGGACACTTTAAGTCCGCGCTATAACCCATTGAAAACAAACTAAAATGACCGCGGACAAAGTGTTTGTCCGCGCTTGTCCGCGCTCGCGGACAGAGCCTTTGTCCGCGCTTTTGACAAACTTTGCGACAATTAGGTGTGAGGTAGGTGTTGACACAGTTGCGCCTTAATGTATGGTGACACCTAGTACCAACCGCGCACTGAAAGGAACCACCCGATGCGCAAGCACTTCAGAATCCCCGCCACCAAATACACCAGGGCGATTGCTGTCTGGTTTGGCTGGCACCGCGAGACAGGGCTTTATTTCGATCTGCTAATCCGGGGTCGCCTGTCGCTTATGGTCAGCGCCATCCCCGCGCCCGCCGATGGCAAGCGCGTCTGGTTCGCCCCGACTGTGGAGGCTTGAGCCATGACCCGCAATGTTTTCGATAACCGCATGGTCGCCCATGTTTGGGCGCAACAGTCCCAAGACGAAGGCCGCAGCAACAACGGGCAATTCTATTTTGATGGCGCGACCATCTACAGCTATGGCCGCCACTTCCCGATTGCCACCTTTCACAACGCCAAGGACGGGCGCCGGTTCGTGCTGTTCACCCAGCGCGGATATTCGCCAACCACCAGCAAGCATATTCACTACACTCGTAGCGCGATCCCGCGCGATGTCCCCGTCTACTTTGTCCCGAAAGACCCGCGCCACCTTGAAACCTTGCGCGCGGACTTTCAGGAGCAGATTGACGCCGCTGTCCAGGCCGCCGCACGAGAGAAGGTCGAAGGACGGCGCAACCACGCCAAGCGGTCGCTGGACTACCTGGCCCGCGCCGCGCAAATCGCGGAACGGGGTAACGAACTCGCCGGCAACATCGGGCAGCGTTGGAAGCTCAAGGCGCCAGCCGTTGATCCCGCCGAAGTTGAAAAGGCGGCCAAGGCACAAGCCCGCAAGGAAGCTGCCACCGCTAAGGCCCGCGCGGAGCGCGAAGCAAAGCAGGCCAAGGAACGCGCGGAAGCACAGGCCGCATGGTTGGCCGGTGCCGATGTTTGGGCCGGACACTTTGACGCCGCAACGGGCGGTCCCGCCTTGCGCGTGTTCGGCGACGAACTGCAAACCTCACATGGCGCCCGCGTCCCGTTGGCTCATGCCGTCAAGGTGTTCCGATTCCTGAAGCTGTGCCGCGAACAGGGCGCGGGGGATAACGACACGCCAGGCGCTGCCGCCGTAGTGGTGTGGCGTCGCAATGGCCATAGCGTCCGCGTTGGTCTGTTCACGGTAGACGAAGTCTACGCGGATGGCAGCTTCCAGGCTGGGTGCCATCATATCCAATGGACCGAAGTGGAACGGGTCGCGCGCCTTATTGGCGTCTTTGATGAACCCGCCAGCAACGCCGCGCTCTCAGCAACCCACGAAGCCGCATAAGGAGAACCACCATGCTGAACACTGAAAGCGCACTCCGCAAAGACCAACGCACCGCCAAGACTGCATCCTTCGAGCACCGCCACTTCTCGACCGTGGCCGCGATCTTGGCAGACCTTCGCCAATACATGCCGGACAATACCTGGGATCGCGTGGCCAAGCACTTCGCCGATCAATTGGCGCACACCAATCCTCGCTTTGATCGCGCCCGCTTCCTGCGCGCCTGCGGGGTGGCGCTGTGAGCACACAACACACGCCTGGGCCTTGGGAACGCAGCACCAAGAACTGCAACATTCTCGGAAAGCATAGCGGATGCGGTCGTTTCGTCATTTGCTCTATGCAAAATCCTGACATTGACCAACAGGAAGCCAACGCCCGCCTTATCGCCGCTGCGCCAGACTACAACACAGCAGCGCGCCTTTTCATCGCCTGGGTTGACAGCGGCAAAGACGGATTCCCCGACCCGGACAAGCTTGCCGACGCGGTGAAAGCTACCCGTGCCGCCATCGCCAAAGCGGAGGGCCGCTCATGAGCTATACCCTCTCAGAAATCCGAAACGGCACGGGCTGGCCGCAGGGCGCCCGCTTTGCGCTGGTGTCAGAACAGCCCGCATCCCCCACAGATCAACTCCGCGCGCTGCTCAAGGCCGGACTGACGCAAGCGCAAGTGTTGGAAGTGCTCGGCGAAATGTCGCCGGATGCGCCGCACTTCCAGGACGCTATTCAAACCGCACGGGATGACTGGGCGCTTTTCTCGAACGACGAGTTGGAGATTGACCCTAAACCGCTGCTATCGCCTTGCCCGGAGGATGGCGGTTGCTGGGTATCCGCGTGGGTGTGGGTGCCGTGCGAATTTGAAGACCCGGAGACAGGCGAGCAACTGCCGCTTGAGCCGAAGTCAACTCAGCGCGACCCCTTCAAGGCGAAAGGCTAGGCCATGAACATGCTGCAAACCATTCAGCGTTGCGCCCGCGCGCCCGCGCACCGGACCCTGACTTGCCCGTTCTGCGGCGAGGACCCGCCACTGGCCGCGCTGCCTATCGCTGGGCGCTATGTGGTGGGGTGTGAGAACGACGATTGCCCCGCGTGTCCGCAAACCGCTGGCAGCACGTTGGCTGAAGCATGGGCCAAGTGGAACAGGAGGGCCAAGGTATGAGCCCCCGCGAACTGCTTCTAGTAGTAGCAGCTTGGACCGCTGTTGCGTGCGTCGCCGCCTTCACGCTTTGGCTTGCGTTGGGTGTGCCATGAGGCTCTGGGTGCAGGACACCATAGCAGGCGCCGTGATTCTATCGCTTCCCGTCTGGTTGCATTATATGATACTATTCTGCAAGGCGCTTGTTTGATTTGCACGCCGCGCTTGGTGGTTCTCGCACAGCGCTGCAAAAGGAAAAGGGGTCTGCTAGCGCAGGCTCCTTTTCTATTCGTCAGGGGCGGGTTCGTACTTGCCGCTTGTCTCTGTCTCGATTATCAGCCCGCGTTCTCGCAGCCGCTTCATACAATGTTCAACCGCGCGGACTGTAACGTCCAGCTTGGCGCCTTCCAGCACGGGCATGATGTAGCGATCCACCGAGCTCTTGCCAATTGGGAACGTCCAGCGCGGGCGCTCTTGTTTGTAGGCCCGCAGCGCCTTTAGGACCGCATCGTCCACTTCGTCCGCGCGTGGCACCGATGCCGCCAATTGTTCGGTTACGTCTTCCAGGACGCCGGTGGACCCTTCCCGTACCATCGTACGCAGTGTCTTGGCGCCCGGAGCGTTGCCCTTGGCCTTACCGCCCATATAGACGATACCGGATTCGCGCGCCCGCTCTGCCTGACCCATTGCCTTCAGGACCGCATAGGCTTTGTCCGCTTCAGCCTCCCACAGTGTCAGCGCCCAGCGGCCGTTATCGACCAGGGCGCCCGCGCCACGGATCGCGCCGCGCGCATCGGACAAATCGTTCGGGACCACGCCCTTCGCGAAGTGATGGACCAGCATAACGGACGCGCCGCTGGTGGCGGCGAGCTCACCGAGCATGGTCATAAGGGCGGCGCCCGCCACGTTGTCTTTGTTAATGTCGGCGGACACGAAGCTGGACAACGGGTCCAGGACCACGAGCTTGAGGTCCGGGATCGCGAGCAGTTGCGACCGCAACTCCCGCCAGAAGTCGGTTTGCATGGGACCAGCGGGACCATCGACCAGGATGGACCGCGCACCGCCGGTAGCGAGCATCGGGACCACATAGAGCGGGCGCCCCTTGCGCGCCTGGCTCGGGTCCAGTCCATTCAAGCGGCGGTGAATTTCCGCCGCGTCGTCTTCCGCTGTCAGGATCACGGCCGCGCCGCGCCCAATGACGGGCTGGCCGAAGAAACGAGGGGCCGCAACGTCTAGGACTGCATCACGAGCAGCCGACGCGGGAGCGGTGGCGACGTGCAGCGCGAGCTTGAGAGCCAGCATGGACTTGCCGGCGTCGCCGACAGCAGCGAACAACCCGGCGGTGCCGGACGGGATCAGACCCTCGACCAGCCAAACGCGCTCGGGGGCCGTCCCGCTAAAGCGGTCAGCGCGCCAGTCGGTGAGGGACCAGCCATCCGCAGTCGCTTCCGGGACCACCGGCTTCACTTCGATCAGCGGACCCTTGGCCTGTTCGTCGTTGCGGACCAGGCGGTCGAAGTCGTTGCGCAGCCGATCCTCTGACCAAGGCGGGACCAGTGTGGCGGTGTTCCACTCGCACGTTGCCTGCCAGGCTTGGTCCGGTGACATGCGCCCTTCGCGGACCATGCGGATAAAGTGGCCGATGGCTTTTCCGGCGGCCTCGAAGCGCGTTATGTCGTCGACGGCGCCTTCATGGACCGGCTGCGTCAGTGCGCGCTCAGTGGTGGCAGCGTGAACGTCTACAGTGTTGAAGTCGAAGAAACTACCACCTCCGGCGCTTCGCTCGGCCACTCGTCGATCCACACCGATAGCGGCGGCGAGGGTCGCGAGCTCGTAGGTTGCCTCGGGGCGCACTGTGCGAAGCGCCACGAGCTTCGGCGCCCCCTTGAAATGCACGGACCCTGGAACACGAATAACTTGGGCTGGTTGTTTGAAGGCTGGATCACCACTGAACCGCAAGGCAAGTGCTTCACGTACTCGGCAGGCACGATCGACGTTGTTTCCAGTTGCGGGTTCGCTAAGTCTCCAATACGCATGTAGCTTCGGCCCCACTTCAGTTCTTCCGCCGCTCTCAACGACGATAGATGCGGGTCCAAGTAGAGCTTCAGTAGCGGCGAGGGAAGCATCGGGGTTTCCTTTATCGAAGTCGACCAGGATCGCGGGGAGCGAAAGCACGTCGGCCTTGCCGGTGCCGTTGCCGCGCATAGTCCCGGGCAGGAAGAACGCCGCACGCTGATCCACACGGCACCAGTCCAGGAAGCCGCGAACGTTATCGCTGAAGTGTTCGTCGAGCGCATAGTGCAGGTTATGCGGGTGGCGCGAATCTTTCGGCTCGGGCACGCCGCGGAAGTGAACAATCTCGCCGCGCCCTTGCGGGTACAGCGTCGCGAAGAAGGTAAGTGCTTGCTTTACGTCGGGCTCAATATGAGCGACGAGCGCAACAGCTTGTTCGGCTGTCACCGAAGCTTCTCCCAGCAAGTCGACTTCACCACAGGGTTGTTTGTGTCGCCACCGAAGTCACACATGCGGCACTTGAAGTTGTCTCGGGACGCGAACGCGCGGGGCAAGAGGACCTGCTGCTCTATGGCGTCAATCACGCGCACCATGTTGTCGCTCGCCTGCTGGGCTAGAGGTTGATCGAAGTAGACCAGCTCGTGATAGAGCTCGCTCGTGTCCTTGTTGAGCGCGGTGAAAATACCGGGGTTCGTCAGCTCAAGATATGCCTGGTTGATGGCGAACTGCTTGGCATAGTAGGGTTTGGAGATATAGAGCCCGCGCTTCTTTGTGTCCTGCCAGCTCGACGCCTTCAGCGCCTTGCACTCCCACTGAAACGGGTATTCCATCGGAATAGGCCCGCCGGTGATCTTACCGTCGATACTGCCGCCGCCTTCCTCATCGAGCACGCGCCAAGTGAATTGCCTCTGCGCTTCGTTGTGCGTTTCGAGCTTGAAGCCGGCCATCTTGAACCAATCGGCGAGCGCCGCTTCAAAGACGTGTCCGGTTTCCCAAATGCGCAGCATCTTGCCCGCCGTCGGTCTGTCCGCCGGTATCTTGAGCCGCTGAAGCTGTACCGCGCGAAGGCAGTCGTTGCCGATCGCACTTGCGCCGACATAGTTGCGCTCCGGTTCGGCCGCCCGCTTTGCGTTGAACGCGGCGTCGATATGGGCGTTGATCCGGTCGCTAATGTCGGTGGCGCGAACGTCGGTGGCGGGAAGGGCCGCGCCGTGGTTGAAATCCATACTAAATGTCACGGTGAACGCTCCTCAGTTGCAGTTCGGGCACGGGATACCGCGCCGCAATTCGGTGGTGGTGTATTCTTCGCCCTTGGCGGGCTCGCCCGGCGCGGAGCCGTCCACATCCATCTTGTGTCCACAGTGCCCGCACTCGACCGTGACCCCGAAATGGTCATCGCAAGCGTCCACGACATGCATCAGCCTTTTCGGCTTCGCGCGCGGCGCATCAGGGAAAAGGTCTGGTGTCGGCATAACGCTCCGTTAGATTTGCACTGAGTTGAGCGCCAGATAGGCGCGGACTTTTTCGATTTCATCGGGCGTCAGGTCGATACGGACGCAGGCGCATGTCCATTGCGAGATCACCACCTTGTCGCCTTCGTGGCGCGTCGAAACCATGTGCCCGGTCCCGCCGCACCATTCGCAATTTCGTTGGACAAGAATTGGCACCAGCGGCTCCGTTGTCAGGCCGCTTCGCGCTTGTCGAAGGTGTGGCAGATGGGGTGCTTGCCGTGGGGCGGGGCCTGAACCGGGAAGCTGCATTCAAAGAGGCGATGCCGGAGAACCCGCAGGCCGGGAAACATGGTGCCGCACAGCACCACCGGATCAATGAGCGGGGCGCCTTCCACATTCTCAATGATGTAGGGCACGCCCGCCTCGCGCAGCATCTTGCGGGTCGGTGGGATCAGCTTCGGCCACTTGTCGGCATTCTTGTTCCGCTTCGCCAGGTCACTATGGGCCTGGCAGGGCGGGGAGGCGTGGATCGCGTCGAAGGTCCGCAGAAAACGATAGTCCATGTCCAGCACATCGCAGCGGAGCATGGGGAACGGATAGCGCGGCCGCTTCTCTATATCCACGCCGATCACGTCGAAGCCCGCACGATGGTATCCCATCGCGGCCCCGCCGGCGCAGCAAAAGAGATCAAGCAGCCTCGGTTTCAAAATGCGCTCCCTCAATCCTGTCCAAGAATGGCGTTCGCATCGGCCCGCGTCACGCTGTCGGTTGTCTCGCAGGCGATGCGCTGGAGACCGGCAACAAGCGTTCCGTTTTCCCCCACCAAGGAGTCGATCAACTGTGCGGCTTGAAGCTGCTCGGTCGTTGTCGAGAAGCCGGAGCGGAGGCGAACTGCTAATGGGTCTGACATTTGTGGCTCCCCTGTCAGGCTGCTGCTTCGCGGAAATGCCCGCACTTCCAAGTCTTGCGTAAGATGAAATTCCGCTCTGCCACTCGGTACATTTCCCAATCCGGCTCGCCGCAATCGGGACAGTTGGACGGCCTGGGCGCGAACAAGAGTTTCGCAGACCACATATCCGGCGGGTCGCGATAATAGTTGATGCTCTCAACATAGTACCGGGTCGGCTGGCCGCCGTTGTCCAGCAACAGAAAGTCGCCGTCCTCAATGCCGCGTCCCCAGCCTTGGGCCGTCGCCTCTTGCCCCGTGTCGTCGCTTGGGCGGAACACATAGTCATGGCCCCATCCCCTATGCCCGGCGCTGTAATCGTGTGTCGTCATGGCGCTCCTTATGTGCTTGCGTTGCAGCTTGGATAAAAATGCCCGCTTACGCATTTGTCGTGCGGGTTTGGTAACAGGTTTCGTTGAATACCCGGTTCACCACAGAGCGGGCAAAGCCCAAAAACCCACTCGGTTTTCGGAGTTGCAATAGCTACGCAAACCGGGTCGTTTTGAGGGGCGTCAGGGGGTGCTTTCTGTAAATTCATGTCAGAACTGCCCCCTGTCCCATCCGTGATGTTTGCAAACGCTGTCGGCCAGCTTGTGAAAGACCTTGCCGTGCTGGTGATTACCACGCACTCCGCGGCGGTACTCTTCAAGGTGAACCATTTCATGTGCCATCGTCGCGATCACAGCGAAGAGGGTCTTGTGCGTGCGGTAGCTGAGACGGATGAAGGGCCTCTCGTTCTCGATGCCGCAGTCGCCATGATTTTCCCGCGACTTCAGCACGTAAAAGTTGACGTCGTCCGCGTGCGGCAGCTTCCAGCTCTTAAACGGCGGTGTCAGCCGCAGCATTTCGTAGACCGTTTCCATGAGCTCGGGCGTGACGTGTATTTTCATGCGGCCGCCTTGGCGCTCTGGCCCATGACGATTTGCTGGATCGCTTTCTTGTTCATGCGGAAGCCCAACATGCAGGTCGCCATGTATTTGGTTGTCGCGGTGTCGTACATCGGCAGACCGAGCACTTCGAGCTGGCGCGGTGTGGCCGGCTCGCGGAGCCAGCGCTTCGTCTTGATCGACGAATTGGTGTCCTCGTGTTCGTTGAGGTAGTCGTCGCCGAGCGCCAGTGCTATCAGCCGATCGCCGACGCCAAGGTGCTTTATCTCGCTCTTGGTGCCGCCGACAGCGTGCCAGAGGCCATCCCACCAGAACAGGCCCGCCCATGCATCGAAGCCACTCGCCATGAGTGCCTTGCTGTCCTTCCAAATGTCGACCCACTTAAAGTTAGACTTCGCCAGCAAGTCAATTTCCGTCATCACGACGTTGCCGAGCTGGCCTTTGACTTTTTCCTGGCGCTCCCACTCGTAGCCGCACAGAGGGCACTCCATGACGCTAATCGGCACGTCGGCCAGGCAGCTCGGACACTCCTTCATGGGCGCCGTGCCAGAGCCGCGCGTATCGTCGAGACAGACTTCCTCTTCCAGTGATCCGTGCGTCAGGCTCGACGTGCCGAAGTCCAGGACGATGCAGTCGGTCTTGATAACCCCAGGCCATTCGTCCGGGTGAACGGTGCGTAGCCCGCGACCGATCATCTGCACCATTGTCGACTTGAAGCTCGACGGGCGCAGAAGAATGACGCAGCTGGTCGGCGGGTGATCCCAGCCTTCCGTCAGCACCATGACGTTGACCAGAACCTCGATACGGCCCTTGCCGTAGTCCGCCAGCAGGTCCGCGCGGTCGGCCTTGCCGAGCTCGCCGTGAATGACTTCCGCCTTCACACCAGCGTCGCGGAACGCCTGCGCGGTGTGCTCGGCGTGGGCCACGGTCGAACAGAACACGACGGTCGCCCGGCGGCGGCAAGAGGGTAGGTCGCGTTCGGGAAGCCCGTCCGCCCACAGCTTCACAATCTGGTCCGTGACAATCTCGCGGTCCATGATCTTGGCGACTTGCGCCATGTCGAAGTCGGTGGCGAGCTTGCGTACGCCTTGAAGCTCGCTGGTGACACCGACGTCCAGAACGAAGGTGCGCGGCCGCACTAAATGGCCGGAGGCGATCAGCTCGCCGATCGTGATTTGGTCGGCGACGTTGGAAAAGGTGGTACGGATACCCTTGCGGTCGCCGCGATTGGGTGTCGCCGTCACGCCAAAGATTTCAACGGCCGGGTTTACCGCCCTCGCCGCCTCGAAGATAGCCTGGTAGCTGGGCGCGGTGACGTGGTGCGTCTCGTCGACCGTGATAAGCCGCAGCGGCGGGATGCGATCGAGATTGCGCGTGAGTGTCTGCACCATCCCGAAGATGGCTTTGCCGCTCCAAGACTTGCTCGTGGCGTCGAAGAGGCTGAAGGAAATGTGCGGATTGACGAGCCGGAACTTCTTTGAGTTCTGATCGACCAGCTCGTCGCGATGCTGCAGGATCAGCGCCTTGTTCGGCCCGTCCTTGGGTGCGGTGTTGATCCGCTCGCCGGTGACGGCCGAGAGCATGATCGTCTTGCCGGCGCCGGTGGGCGCGATCAAGCAAGTGTTGCCGTGCTTGTCCAGGGCTTCCAGGGAGCGTTGCTTCGCTGTTTCTTGCCGTGGCCGAAGGCGCACTTGGCAAATAGACCGGGTTATTAGCCCGGTCTATCCTCTGTGTTGTTGCTACCGTGACGAACAGAAACTAGGTGTTATGACACCCACTGTCAAGCGGCAGGCTTGGCCCAATTCGGGATCGCGTCGTTATTCGCCGGAGCGGGCGCCGTGGCAGCCTGCGGCTGCGCCACGGGGGCGACAGTCGCGTTCTGCGTCGGGGCCGGGGCAGCCGTCGCGGCGGCGCCCCAAGCCGGAGCAGCGGGCGCCTCCTTCACGGGCGAACCGGCAACCACGGGTTTGTCGACCATAGCCAGGAAGCCGTCGAGCGTGGTCGGCGTTTCCTTGGTCATCCCCGGCGTGAGCACGGTGCCGAGTCCGTTCTTGGCGGGATAGCCGTTCTGCGCCGGCTCGACCTTGGTGGTCGCGAAGAACTCGCGGCCTTGCAGGTCCTTGAAGCCGGTGATGACGCGCTTCGCCATCGCTTCCGGGCTCTCGTCCTTGCTGTTCAAGCCCTGCGAGCTGTCCAGGATCGCGCGGATCGTCTTGCGCGTGATCTTGGCGGCCTCGGATTGACCCTTCTCGTCGACCTTGCCGCCTTCGGTGGTCAGGTTCGACCAGAACTTGCGACCCTTGAACGGGCCACGCAGGACGGTGAACTCGCACTTCAGGTATTTGGTGTCGGATGGCGGCTTGGAAGCCGTCAACGCGCCACCGTCACCGGCGCCGCCGGGCTGGAAGGTCATGCGAAGGAAGAGGGGAGTGCCGGCGGGGATCGGTTCCCGAATGTCCGGTTTGTCGTTGCTGAAGTCCATAGAGAAGGTCATGGTTATGCGGCCTCACTGGTTTCGTTGTTGGGTGGGGTGGAAGCATCGCCGCTCGGTTGCGCGCTAACGGAGCTGGGCGGCGGTGCTGTTGCTGCGGGCGGGGATTTGACTGCCTTCGCCATCAGCCTTCCCAAATGCGGTTGTTCATACTGATCCAGCCGCACGCGGGTTTTGAGCGGAACATTTGCGTATTCCGGGTTCTTCCGGCCGTCGGTGAAGAGGCCGGTGTAGGTCTTGCCGTCCGCGGCCTTGAACTCGGCCATGACCAGCGAGTAGTCCATGATGTAGGGCAGCTCGCTCGCCAGCTTCGAGCCGGTGAGCAGCGGCACCCAATCTTTGACACCCTCGATTTCTTTGCGTTCGAGGCCGCCAACCAGCCACACGTTGCGGCCAGGCAGATGGTGCAGGCGCTTCGCCCAATCCACCATTTCCAGACCGAGCAGGCCATAGGCGCCGAGATTGTTCTTCTGGCCCTGCTTGTTGAAGGCTTCCGGTTGTTCCTTGCACCAGTCGAAGCACATGCGGCTGGCAACCGTCGTGCTGTCGACGAACACCGTCTGCACCCACGCGAAGTCCGGGTGCTGTGCTTCGAGCGCGGCGAGAACGGTCTTGGCTTCCAGCCAATTCTCGATCTTGATGCTCGGACCGGCCCATGCGGGGCCGAACTCGTCGTCGCGCTCGACGGCGAGCAAGCCCGCCTCGAAGTCCAGGGTGAGGGTGCTGGCCGGATCAAGGGTCTTCAGAAGGGTGGTCTTGCCGACGCCGGCCGTACCCCAAATCTGACCCTTGACGGTCGTTTGCTGCCGCCGCTGATCGGCGGTGATGATAGCGAGGGCCATTATGCCCCCGCCGCGACAGCGTTCTTCAACGCCCGCTTAACAACGGCACGGATTTCGCCGATGGTGCGACGCTTGCGATCGTTCCAGCTTTCAATCGAGCCGCGGTGGCCCGTGTGGAGCTGCTTGATCGAACGCTTGAGCGCTTTGTATTCTGGGCGATCCGCGTCGGACGAAGAGGAAAAGGCGCCTGTAACTTTGTTCAGGGCGCCGACCAGACAGTAGCACTCGACATTTTTGCCACGCAGCGTCTTATATTCGCTGTATTGGCCTGATACCCAACGCTGCGGGTTGGAATAGAGCTTGTCGATCCGGCGAAAGATTGTGCTGAGTTTCATGGCTCACACCGTCCGATAGAAGACGTCAGCGAGGCGCTGACTGTGCCGGGGTGACACAACACCGGCTTCGCGCAGCGAAAGCGCCCGACGATTGGCGGCTTGCACCAGCGTTTCCAGACGCTCGACTTCCGCGCCGGCGACTTGTTCAACCCGGTGGCGGGCCTGCGCTCGCGACATGACGGCGCGGTTGACGGTCTTGTCGAAGT